CTCTAGTGCTTGAGGCGTGACAACTACAGCATCAGTCGGTTGACCGATCTCCGTGAGGATTGACAGCGATTCAGGCTGAATCAATGCGCCAGTACCAACTATCGGCGCAAAAAGCTCGGTGATGATCAGCAGGGATTGCGGCTGAACCGTTGGCAACCTGCCCAGCACATCCAGGGCCACCAACGACCGGTTGTCGTGATCAACCGGGAAATGAACCAGATCCAGGACTGTGGCGCCACTGGCGTCAGCCTTGATGTTCTCGATCTGATACAGATAGCTGTGAATCGACGGCTCGCCATAGCTGGGCACCCTGGGATAGTTGACCTGGATGACGCTGCCGACAATCAGGTTCAGGATGTCGGAGTCGTACTCCGGCAGGATCCGCAGCCCTGGCAGCCGATGGGTGATGTAGTTGCGCCGGGCCTGGCGCCAGAGGCCCACCGTCAGGGCATGCCGGTAGGAGCAACAGAACTCCCGCAGGTCGAGCGGCTCGAATGGCCCAGCCTCGCCGGTGCCTTCAGCCCTCACCTCGATCACGCGGTCGTAAGCGGGCTGGTTGGCCGGCTGCGCCCGATAGGTGACGATCAGGGTTGTTGCCTGGCGTTCCGAAGCGCCGATCCACCGAGGAGTAAACGACCCTGGCACGATGTGGCTCTCGTTCAGCGTCAGCAGTGGCGTGATCGGGTCGGCATCGAGTCGGTAGGTGGTGGGATTGACCGGATGGGCGGGCACCAGGCCCAGCCGGCCGCCTCTGTCCTGCACCTCCAGCAGGAACAGCGGCGCGACGCGGTTCAGGAAATCCCTCAGGTTGATAGCGACCCTGATCTCACCGTTGAACCTCAGGCCCATGGCACGGTTGAACCGGGCCGCCAGGGTGAGGGAGTCGGTGTCGATCTGATCGGTGGTGACCCGATCGGTCGCCAGCATCAGATAGCGGGCCAGGTCTGGCAGCCATGGGCTGGGGCCTGTGCCGCTGTCGATCAGCCGGGGGGCTTCAGCCCCGCCGCGCAGGAACACCCACGCCTGCTGCCGCCAGTCAGTGGAGCCACTGGGATAGGAGCAGCTGAACGATGCTGTGCTCAGCCCGTAGTAGCTGCCGCCGCCAGTTCCGCAGTAGTTGGCAATCTGCGGCAGGGGTAAGGGTATGGAATTGGTTTCGGTGATCTGCAGTACATAGTTAGATGCTGGCTGATAAAATGCTTCGCCGCCAAAAATAGTCAGAAACCAATCTATGCCAGCTTCTTGCAGGGTGACGAAAACCCTGTTCTCTGCTGTAGATGGATTGGCTGTGTAATTGTAGCCAGGCATGTATCTGCCTGATTTAGTATGAAAGTACATTGTAGTCATGCGATTTCTATTTAATCCACTGAATGGCTGCATAGATTGACTCTTAACCGGAAACACATTGTATTCAGTTACAAAGTTACCCCGACTCGTTAGAGCAATCGAAGCGCGAATCTGCTGGTTGAACTCTTCGATCGTAAACTCTCTGTTCGCGGCGGCATTCCATCCTGTCCACGGCTGACCGCTGACCGCAGTCTGGTAGGTCATAGTCTCGACCCGGTAGCGCTGCTGCAACGCATTGCCTGGCGACCAACTGCCGGCCCTGCTGCCGTAGACCTGCTGCATGGCGCCGCGCTGCTGCGCACCCTGCCAGAACTCGCCGGCTTGAATCGTGCTCACCTGCCCCTGGGATAGAACCAGGTGGAAATAGGCGGTGAGGTTGTTGACGTCGTCGTTCTCGAACCTCAGCTCAGTGGCGATCGGGGCCACCCAGATGCCACCGACCTCGCCCTCCTCAGTGAGATCGCGCCGGCCCCACACCAGCGGGATAGGCGCCGCCAGCTGGGCCATGGCCTGATCGCTCGTCAGGCTGGCCGATTGATTGGTGAGCAGCGACCGGAGGAACTGCTCCCGCGCCCCGCTGGTGAGCGCTGCTACAGCAGGCTGGGGAACCGTCATAGCCTGGGAGGGTAGCCCGTCAGGCGCGGGGAGAACACACGCGGCGGCACCTGGGCGCCAACAGGCGTGATCGCCGCCCCCAGGGAAACGGTGATGGTCTCATGTCCCTCGGCTCCGATGATCTGCCCCACAAACCGGCTCACCTCGATCTCACTGCCTGGCGGAGCGGTTGCGGTCGGGGCCTGATCCAGCTCCAGCAGCCGCACCTCTGCGAGCCACTGGGGCGGGGCCAGAGCGTCCTCAATCACCGCAGCGACATCGGTGACACCTGGCAGGCTCAGCCGCATGGTGGCCTGATCGGCGCCGCTGGCCACGTTGAACCCCTCCGCATCGAACGGCAGGTAAGCCCACCCGCCAGACAGGGTGATGCCTGGGTAGAAGTTCTGCCAGCGCTTGTGAGTGGTGCTGCCCTCGTAGAAGCGCAGGGTCAGCCGACGGGCGTAGCTCATCCCACCCCCAGCGCCGCACGGAACGAGGGCTGGGCGAGCTCGCCGCGGAGCTGGTCCACCGCCTGGCGCACCATGGCGGCGGCATCATCGAGGCTGACCCACCGCGAGCCGTCCGCCTGCTGCATCACCGGGCCGGTCTGGATGTTCACCACAGGCCGGCCGCCGCCAGGGGCTGAGCCATTCAGGACGGCAACACCACGAGCCCCGCCCAGGTAGGCGGTAGAGGCGGAGGCCATCTTGCTAGAGGGGATCACGTACTCCGGCTGGCCACCCTCGCCAACCTGGGCGATCGTCGGGCCAGTGACGTAGGCGCCGGTCGCAAAGCGGGGGATGCTAACTAGCGGCACCTGAGGCAGGCTAACCCGCGTCGTTGACGAAATAGCGCGAATAACGCTGTTGATGCCGCTAATCCAATCGTTGATAGTTTTGTTTATTCCAGCAAATACAGAGTTAATTGCGTTGCGAATGCCTTGTAACATGCCGTTCCAGATGCCCTGCACTGCGCTAGCGGCAGACGTGAAAGCCGACCGTAGCTGGCTGCCGATCATGTCGCCAATGCCTTTGAACTGCCCCAGCGCAAGAGCCGCCATTGACATAAGCACTCCGCCCCAGTCACCACGTAACGCTTTTAAAAATATACCAAATGGCGTATTTACAACGCTGTCGAATGACTGGATAATCTGATTAAAAATATCACGCGAGAAGTTAATTATAGCTTCAAAGGCGTTGATCCACATATCACCCAGGCCCGCTATTGCGTCGCCAATCTGATCCCTGAAGACGTAGACCGCGACACCTGCGGCCACCAATGCGGCAATGATTCCGACCGGGCCAGTCACGATGGCCACCAGTGCAGCCAGGCCGCCAGACACAACACCACTGCCAGCAAGCAGCGCTATACCACCCTGCAGCAGAGCAAACGCCTTGGCGGTGTTGATGATGATGCCCATCAGGGGCCCCCAGGCGATCGCGATCGCAGCGCCGTAGCCGATGACCGCCTGCATCCTGGGATCCAGCCGATTGAAGGCGTCGATCATGCCGATCAGGCTGTTGGTCACCGCTTCCAGCGAGGGCATGAGGGCCACCGCGAGTTTGCCGCCAAAGGCGCCTACGCGTCCACTTAAGGCATTCATTTGATCATTCAGATTATCTGACTGCTTTGCGTATGCTGTGCTTTTTTGTGCAATACGGGATATAGCTTCGCCACCCATGTTTAACATTGGAATTAAGCGGGTTCCATCTCTGCCAAGTAGTTGTTGCGACAAAGCCGCCTTATCTGCTCCATCAGCCATTTTGCTAAACTTGGTAGCAAGATCAAGTAAAACATCCCCGGGATCGCGAAGTTTACCAGTTGTATCAACTACAGCTATTCCTAATTCTTTATAAGCCCTAGCCGCTTTGCTAGCGTTAAATCCGTCTACGTCATCACCCGTTGATGCCCCCCCCTTCAATGCCTCGATCTTGGCCAATGCCACAGCTTTCAGCCCCTCGATCGTGGCATCGGTCTCCGCCCGGATCCCGGATTTTCGACGGTCAACAGAGTCCCGGATCGCCCGCTCCTCCTGGCTGCGCCGGTCGTCAATCGCGTCCTGTTGCTCCTGGCGCTGATCCCTGAATGAGCGCTGCAGCTCCCGTGATCGCAGCGCGTAGGCGTCCCGAATCACCCCAACCGCCTGATCCTCCTGATCCCGCAGGCTCTCCAGCATGGCCTGACGCGCCTCATCTGCCAGAGCTTTGTCTGCCGTGATCGCCCGCCGCTGAGCATCGAACCGCCGTTGCGCCGCGCGCGTCTCGGCATCCTCCTGTGCCTGTAGCTGGCGCTCCTGCTCACCCTGCCGGTCGTCCGCCTGATCGCTCAGCAGCTGCAGCTCAGCCCGGTAGCGGCGCCCCAGCGCCCTTAGCCGCGCATCGCTCTCGCGATCCAGCACCGCCAGCCTGGCATCCGCCTGCTCGCGCACGAGCTGGGTCTGGGCACGCTCTCCGCGCTGAACCGCCTCAACCGCCCGCCGCGTGTCGCGCTCCTGGCGATCGGCCATTGCCTTTGTGTTATCACTAGCCGCAACCATGGAGCGGGACATCCTACCTATAGCCATTGCAACAGTATCTAAATCTGAGCCACTCATTTGTGCGGCTTTACTGAATTGACTTAACCGCTCAACACTTACGCCTGTTCTTAGGCTAAGATCATATAATTTATCTCCGGTTTCAATCGCTCTTTGCGCCAAAGACATAAGCCCCGCCCCGCTGAGCAGCGGCACCAAGGACCGCATGGAGCCCGCCAGTCCGCCGGCTGAGCTGGCAATCCCCTCCAGCGCCCGCGTGGTATTGGCGCCAGAGCGCTGCAGGTTGCCCAGCGATCTGGCAACCCCCTCAATCGCCTCCTTGCCCTCCGCCCTGGCGATGATCCGCAGCAGGGCCGACATCTCAGCCATTACGGTCAGCCTCCAGAATCGTGGTCTCGATCACCCGTAAATCCTCCAACAGCTGGCGCGGATCGTCTGCTGG